CAGTATATTATTTAAATTTAATAAAAGAAATTGCAAAAGATATAAAAGATCCATCAGTATTGAAACAAATACAGGCATTAACTGCTTCACTTTCTCTCAAACAAGCAGGTGTAGATGTTCCACCAGAAACTATATTAGCTAGAGGATTTGGTATTGTCCCAAATTCCAATATGGAATTATTATTTAATTCACCAAAACTCAGAAGTTTTGAATTTTCTTGGAGAATGAGTCCAAGAAGTGAAAGAGAAGCAAGAACAGTGAGAAGAATCATAAGATTATTTAAACAGGGTATGGCAGCCAGAAAATTAAATTCAACATCTGGTGCTGGCGCATCATCTTCACTACTAGGAAGTCCAAATATATTCAAATTACGTTATACAACTGCTAATGGAAAAGCAATATCTGGTATGAACAGATTTAAACTATGTGCATTAACTGGATTTGCTGTAAATTATACTCCAGATGGCCAATGGTCTGCATATGACAAAGGACAACCAGTATCTGTAAATTTGGGTATGGGATTTACTGAATTGGAACCAATATTCGAATCAGATTATCAAACAGAAATATTTGAAAAGTTAAAAGGTTATCCAGATTTAGATCCAATCGAAGCAGACGACGTAGGTTACTAATATGGCATATTTCAGAGAACTTCCAAATTTAGAATATCCATCACCATTCAACGTAAGAAATTACATTGATGAATATACTACTGCAAAAAACTTTTTCAGGAGAGCAAAACTAAGAGGTGACGTTGCAGAGTTTTCAACTGCATTTACTTATTATCAAATACAAGATAACGAAAGACCAGAACAGATTGCACAAAAACTATATAATGACCCACAATTAGACTGGATTTTGTTACTTACAAATAATATTAAAAATGTGAATAATGAGTGGCCATTGGATAATGACTCATTATACAAATATATGCTCCAGAAGTATGGATCTGACGAAGAATTGCAGAAAACCCATCATTATGAAACTGTAGAGTATAAAGACGAATATGGAAGAATTATTATTGAAGGTGGATTGCAGATAGATCCTGCAAAATCTGAAGTAATACAAACAAATGAAACTTCAAATGAATATCTCTTAAATTCATTTCCAAGTGGAAAGAGCAATACTGTCATCACTATTAATCTTTGCCAAAAACTTACGATTTATGGAAGAGATATTAGATCTAGTGAATATCTAGTCACAGATATTCAGACAAACGTTTCTTTTTTAAAAATAAAATCCAAAACATCGAATGGATTTGGTGATGTAACTATATTAAATAGTTTGGCGGATTGGCCTTATAGTTGGGGTGGAATCTTAAAGATAAAACAAAGAAATGGAAATGAAGTTGAAGTAAAATTAACTGATGCCATAACAGATACAAAAATAAGAATACCAGAGAGACTTTATGAAATCACTGGAACTCTAATTAATGGTGTTCTACAACCAACCTTCAAATTTACTAACGAATTACCAGTATGAAATTCCCCTATCCTGGAATGAAAGTTTTTATTGAATCTGATAGTCAGATACTAGAGTATCTTGACACTAATGGTGCAATACAAACTGTCAAGAATGTGGTTACTCCTGTAACAAATTACGAATTTGAAGTAAAAGAGAATGAAAAGAAAAGAACAATACTTGTACTAAGACCAGAATATATTGGTTCAGTCACTTATGATATGAAGAACATGATGAAATATGATAGGTCATCGCAATACGTAGATTCAAGTACTAAGAGAACATATAACCCAAGAAATAATAGATAAAAAAATCCCGCAAACCTTCACGAAGAAAAATTTGCGGGAAATTTTTTAGACCCTTTTTTTAATTTAAAGGGCATTTTTCAACAGGGGTAGTATTCAACCTCTTTGAATGTTCTAACATATGGTTGAATCCTACCATCACCAGAAACTACCTCTTCACGAAAGACTTCTCTTCTGCAATTTCCATAATATCTTGGATAATAATTTGTATAGTATCCACCATTTTTAAATGGTCTCCAAAACTCATTCCAAGTTATGGAATAAGATGGAGATGCAATACAAATTACAAAAAGAAAAATCAAGCACCTCATCAGGATTCTGCTAGTTTCTGAAAATAACTCAGAGCATCATCATCTTCATCATCGGAGGACGAAGATGAAATACTGCTGACATCATCATAAGATGCAGAACGAGATGAAGACGAACTAGTAGATTCACCACGACGTTCACGTTCCCAATCTTCCTCTTCAGCAACAACTTCAGGGTCTTGATTCTTAGGAGTACCACGAAGACCAAGAGTATACTCAAGACGCTTCTTCAGGTCATCATATGACTTGAATTCTTTAGGATCTGTGAAGTCATTCAGATTACTCAGAGACTTATAGATGCGTTCAAGTTCATCGTCATCACCATCAAGAAGAGGGGAAGGTGATGCAAACTCAGACTTGTCATAGTTCCAGTAACCATCCTTCTTGACCAGTTTCAGTTTGAAGTTAGCACCAGTCCAGAAATCAAATGGATTGATAGGAGTTTCATCTTCAAATTCAGGTTGCATTGCTGCAAGAATCTTGTCATAGATTTTCTTACCAAACTTATAAAGGAAGACTTTACCTTCATTGTCAGGATTGGCAGGGTCACGGACAACATAAATGTTTGCGTAGTAGGAAAGTTTACGCTTTTGCTTACGTGCTTCTTCCTTATCACGGTCAGACCCAGAGTTCCAGAGAACACGGTTCTTCTCGCAAACAGGACATTGCTGACCAAGAGTAGTGAGGCAATTGTCAATCAACCAACCACCAGTACCTTGGAATGCGTGAGACCATACTTGTGCCCAAGGCAGTTCACAACCTTCGGGGGCAGGGAGGAAACGGATAACTGCGGAACCTACACCGCTCTTATCCATAACAGGTTTCCAAAAACGGTCGTCATCCTTGGAACCAGAATCGTTGAGTTTCTCAACTTGTTTGATGAGTTTCTCGGTGAGAGAACCCATTTTAGATTGCTTTTTAAGATCAGCAAAAGACATTCGTATTCTCCGTATTAGTAGTATTAGAAGTGTGTGCCGTATTGGTACGTATTAAGTATACCAGGATTTGAGTCAGTCGTCAAGGGTTTTCTCAAGAGACTCAATTGTAGACTCAAGAATTTTAAAGAAATCATCCACAGTACCATCTTCTGCCAATCCAAACATTTTGGCAGAATCAATAATTCTATTTTTCAGTTCAATTGCTTCTGGGTCATCTGAGAGAGATAGTCTGAAAATAAAGAGTTTTTGTTTTTCTAGAAATTCTCTCATCAAATCAAGATGTTCTCTTTTACCTTGATTATCATAGATAGAAAGTTGCAAAATCTGTTCAAAAAGTTTTTGCTGAATTTCTTCCAACTCCACTACAGATTTTCTGACCATATCTGAATCAAAAAATCTACTCATAATACTATCTCCTTTAAAATGTTTTTGAATTTTGACTCATCAATATTTAGGAATGGTCTATATTTTTTTATTTTAAAACTTACTGTTTCCCACACTGGGTCAGTAACCTTTTTATCAAACTTAGAAACATATCCCAAGATACAATCCAATATTACCATCGTTTCAAGAGTGATTGCTTTTTGGAAATATTTCTTCAATATCTCAGGGTGTTTATTTGGTTTGCATTCAAATAGGGAATTCAAATTATCTTTGTTTATAAAGATTTCACTCTCAGTTTTAAACATATAACTAAGACTTTGATATCTTTTTGCCCATTCAACATAATTTCTTTCCCCATTTGATATAATTTCCCCAATCCATAATGATTGGGGGTCAGTACATTCAATAAAACTGGCAACAAAATATGCCTTTATTTCTTCATCTGTTTTCTGACGAGATAATTTTTCAAAAAAGTATCTGTCCTTTCTTTTATGAAAGGACTCTAAACTTGCTCTAGATCTTCCACAATATTTAAAGTAATCGTACTTTTCTTTTGTGAAGTGATTCTTTATTGACAAATAAGTTTTATATACATCAAAGGGTGTCACAATTTAAAAATTCAAAGTTGCCCTACTAGTCTTTTTGAGGAAATTTAATTTAGTTGCTTCACACTTAAGTTTTTCCTTAAGTGGTTTGGGAATTAGTTTTGGAACTGTTTCTATCTCAATTGAATTTTCTTCGCAATAAGTTACTATCGCATCAATGTAACTAATCTTAGAAATTTTTACGATATGTTCAATATCTTGAGCAAACTTTTGTGGACATAGAAACTTATCTTTAAGTACATCTTTAATATTATTTTCCATGTTAATTAAGTTTACTGTTAACAAACTCTCTAATGTATTTGGTGAGCAACTTAATATATTTTTGTTTATCGTATTCTTCATAGACAACGCATTCTCCGTTTTCACATGCCATTAAAATTACAAGTTTTTTGACTGAAATGCCAGTCATTTCATAAAGCATACATGCATATGCAACTGCTTGTACGAAATAGTGTTCAATCCATTCAACTGGTTTAGGTTTTTTAGAAGTCTTAAAGTCTATAACTGCCAATTCACCATTATATTCTGCTATACAATCTACAGTACCAGCAACACCAAGCACTTTACTGTAAAGTGAACTTTCTAAGGCATGAATATTATTTATCTTATTTAACTCTGGTTTTGCAATTTTAAATAAGATTTGTGATAATGGTTGTACTTCTGGAAGTTCTGGAATGTTATAAAGATAATTCTCAACCAAACTATGCATATCAGTTCCACGACTTGTTGCTTGTCGTGTAATCTTATCTGCTTTCTCTTCTCCTACTTTTTTTCTCCAGTCAGCAAAAAATTGACGGTTTTTGTGAGTAGTAACAGAAGTAATAGAAACAAATCTTAAAAGTTCTTTTTCATCTGGAATTTTATAATAACGAACTCCATCTATAGTTTCTCTTTCGAGTTTAGGAAGATTCAAATCTATATGTTTAAATCTTCCTTCGGGGTTTAATTCATCAAACATTCAATCCAGATTCCATTTTTGCAATTAAGTATTCTTTAACAAGTCCAGAACGGACAATATCATCAATACCAAACTCAATTATATCAAAAGATGGCATTTTCCTCAAGATATCCATAAAATCACTGATTCCATTTCTCTCATTTGACTTCGTTAAATCTGATTGGGATGCGTCTCCGCAGAACATAATCTTGGAATCTTCACCAACACGAGTAATGATAGAATCCAACTCATGAAAATTCATATTTTGAAATTCATCAACAATAATAATTGAATTATCTAAAGTTGTTCCACGAACAAATGATGTACTCCAGAACTTAATAGTTTCTTGTTGCTTCAAGTTTCCATAAAGCATTTCAAAATCTGTTTCAGTTGGAAGTTGGAACATGTACTTTACCATATTCTTGTATGGAATCTGATAAAGACTAGACTTATCTTCATGGTCCCCTGGAAGGAATCCAATCTCACGAGTTGCAACTAGTGAACGAACAATATAAATTTGCTCGTATGGAGTAATCTCATTTAGAACTTCCTTTAAAGCATTGTATAGAGTAATAAATGTCTTACCTGTTCCAG